TTGCCCAGGACCCGGCCATGAGAGTTGTGGTAGGCAGGAAAGGTTCTGACGGTCAAGCTGCCAGCACCAGCGAGATGGGCAGGTTCGAGACAGAGTTGCTGACTGAGAAGGATAACCTTGAGGGCCTCGAACGGCTGAACGCCGAATGGGTGAAACGTGCTGTAGCCAAAACAGTGCGCAAGCGTGTCATCTTGGACATCGATAGCTCCGAGAGTCCAGTGCATGGTAAGCAGGAAGGTGCAGCCTACAACGGACACTTCGAATGCGTCTGCTATCATCCGCTATTCTGCTTCAATCAGTTCGGTGATTGCGAAGGGGCGGTTCTCAGACCAGGCAACGTCCATAGCGCCGATGGGTGGGAGGAGTTCATCGAGCCTATTGTCGAGCGTTACTTGAGCATGTCAGTGAGGCTTCTGTTTCGAGCAGATGCCGCCTTTGCAAAGCCAGAGCTTTACGAGTACATAGAGGCGAGGCGTATCGGCTACGCCATAAGACTTCCGGCGAACGAAGTGCTTCAGAGGGAAATAGCTCACCTGTTGGTACGGCCTACCGAGTGGCCCTCTCAAAAGCCCATCGTCTCGTATCACGACTTCGTTTATCAGGCCCAGAGTTGGAATGTTCCTCGAAGAGTGGTGGCCAAGGTGGAGTGGCATCAGGGAGAACTGTTCCCAAGAGTAGGCTTCATCGTAACCAACCTGAGCTATCCAACGAAGGGAATAGTCAGCTTCTACAATGGCAGAGGCACAGCAGAGCAGTGGATTAAAGAGGGGAAATACGCCCTCAATTGGACTCGGCTCTCGTGCCATAAGTTCGTGGCTAATCAGGTGAGGCTGTGGCTATTCATCCTGGCATACAATCTGGGCAACTTCTTCAGAAGACTGGCTCTACCAGAAGCGATAAAGCGGTGGTCGCTGACAAGTGTTCAGACGAGACTCATCAAGAT